CATATGTTTTGAATTGTCTTGCCATTCTTTTAATCTTAACAAGTTTTAAGTTTAATTTGTATAGCTCGTTTAAATAACTATCATTAATATTAATTCCTTCCCTAATTGTTAATTCTAATTTTTGTATATTATTTAAAACAATATCATTTAATGTATCAATATCGTTAAAAGATAAATCCAAGTCTTGTAATGTTTCTAATGTATTTAAATCTATTGCCATTGTTTAATCCTCTCAATAAGTATATAGGTTGTTAAGGTATACAATTATATAATTTCTAATAGTTTAGATTGTAATATAATTGTTTTAATTAAAGCTTTGTTAATTTCCATTTGTTGTTTAATTGTGTATTTATGTTTTCTTCGACCATGATTATTAAATTCAGTTAATAATTCAAAATATAAATAATCTATTTGTTTATCTATTATATTATCTAATTGTTTATTCTCTTGTATATCTTTAATGTGTATAGTCATTGCATAATCCTTTTTAATTAATAAGTTAATGTTTAAGTTAAAATAGATTAATCATTTTTTATAATCAATCCACTCAATAAGTATATGGGTAGTTAAGGTATACATAATTAAAAAAGCTAGTAATATCAATAGTTTAGCATGGTTAGGTTAAGGGGCATAAATAGGTTTAAAATAGCCATAATTAAGACAAGATAGGTTAATTATTCTAAAAATTTTAATCATGGAGATTTTTTAGTATAGTAAAGTATGCATATGACACACCCCCACCCACAGATCCTACACATACATATATATATAATATAGGTGTGAAACATATTTTCAAAAAAACTAGGGTCTTTAACCATTACTAGATTGGGGATAATTAGAATACAAAATTCCTTCTTGTATTCTAAGAATATAAGTTAGTTTGTTGTATAATTTATTGGGGGGATGGGTAGCTATTTACCCTCTGGAGTAATAAATATAAAATAACACATTTCTTATGTTTTGGCAATATGCTATAATAAAAAAAATAGGAGAATAAAATGTTTGAAGCTTTTGTATTATTATGTTCTATATATAATCCCTATAATTGTGTTACTATGCAAGATACAACAGGACCTCATAAAAATTATAATAGTTGCTATAATAGAATTACAGAAATGACAGAATTAGCTAACAATAATATAGAATACTTCTTTCCTAAAAAGTATGCATGTGCTAAAATAAACTCATCAGATAAAAAAAATAAATTAAAAATATAATGCTAAATACTATAGAAGAAATAGATTCATCTATAACACCTTATATATTGTTAAAAGACAACCTAGAGAAGTATTCTAATCTAGAAGCTTCCACAGATTTCTTAACTTTTGTAAAGATATTTGCACCCACTCTTGTATCCGACTTTAAGATGGGTAAGCATATAGAATTACTATGTCAAAAGCTACAAGGTGTAGTAGATGGAAATGTAAAACGATTGATGGTCTTTCTACCACCTAGATCATCTAAGTCTCTTATATGTAGCAAGCTATTCCCGGCTTGGTATATAGGTAACTTTTCTAATCACGAAATAATGTCAGTGTCTCATAGTGATCAATTAGCAAGTGACTTTGGTAGAACAGTAAGAGACATAGTAAATACTAATAGATTTCAAAAGATATTTAAAGGAGTAGCTTTAAGAAATGATGTAAAGGCTGCAGGTAAATGGAAGACCAATAAACATGGGTCTTACTATGCTGCTGGTGTAAGAAGTCAAGTAGCAGGTCGAGGTGCTAACGTAGCATTGCTAGATGATGTCATGTCTGAGGAAGATTCTTTTAGTGAAGCAGGAAGAAGATATATAAAAGAATGGTATCCAGCAGGACTACGTACTCGTCTAATGCCCAATGGATCAATCATAATTATTAACACAAGATACCACTATGATGATCTATGTGGTTGGTTATTAAAACAGGAACAGAATGCAGAAGCATATACATACCCTTGGGAAGTCATTAGCATCCCGGCTTGGCTTGATGAAACAGCAGCAGAACTCTTACAATTACCCGAAGGAACTTCATACTTTCCAGAATGGAAAACAGACGAAATACTCAAGATTGATGAACAAGAAATACGAGCAAGTAATGGAGCTAGATATTGGAACTCCCTCTACATGCAAGACCCTTCCCCTGACGATGGAGGTATCATTAAAAAGAACTGGTTTCAATGGTGGGATTATGGTGATCCTCCTCCATGTGAGTTCATTATACAAACGTATGATACAGCCTTTAGTACTAGGAAGACAGCAGATTATAGTGTCATACAAACGTGGGGTATCTTTTCTGACTACATGGAAACGTCAGAGGGAGGAGAAGTATTGGTCAGCAATCTCATTCTCTTGGCTAGTACCCGTGGAAGATTTGAATATCCTGAACTACGAAGAATTGCACAGGATTTATACAAGCAGTACAGACCTGACGTCTGCATCATTGAAAAAAAAGCATCAGGACAATCACTCATTCAAGACATGAGAAGAGCTGGGCTGCCAGTGCTAGACTACTTACCTGATAGAGATAAAGTATCTAGGGTGTATGCATCAACACCATTGATGGAATCTAAAAGAGTATGGATACCTAAAGATAAAGTATGGGCAGATGATTTATTTGCAGAGTGTATGTCCTTTCCCAACGGATCACACGATGACCAAGTAGACTGCATGACTATGGCAATACATTATATGAAAGACAGTTGGAACTTAATTCACCCTGAAGACCCTAATTGGGAAGATGATAATAATCATAGAAAACAAAAACGTATTGCATATTGGAGAACATAAGAGTATAATGAAAAAACTAGGTAAAAAAATATATATAAAGATATTACAGTCAAGAAAAAAAGAAGCTTTAAGACAAATGAAATCTTTTTGTTGGAGGATAAAATAAGTGGCTATAGAAAAAAATCCTAATGATAGTATTCCTAAAGTAGACAATGTTATTAAATTAAATATGGAACAACCAACTGAAGGTGTTAATTTTGAATTAGACCCTAGCACAGGTGAAATGGATGTTGAGTTTAATTATGATAATGAAGTTGAAGAAGCAGTAGATGAAGAAACAAATTTCTATGATAACTTAGCTGAGTCAATAGATGAAGATGATCTAGACGATATAGCTAGTCAAGTTATAGAAAAATTTCAAGCAGATAAAGAATCTCGTAGTGAATGGGAGTCTATGTTTGAAAGAGGATTTGATTTATTAGGATTAAAGTTAGAAGATACTTCAGAACCTTTTGAAGGTGCTTGTACAGCAGTTCATCCTTTATTAATTGAATCAGCAGTAAAGTTTCAAAGTAAAGCAAGTCAAGAATTATTTCCTTCTAAAGGACCAGTCAAAGTACAGGTGTTAGGAGAGATTACAGAATCAACTCAAAGACAAGCTAATAGAGTTGAAAGTTTTATGAACTATCAAGTAACAGAACAAATGCCTGAGTTCTTTGATGAGTTTGAAAGAATGTTATTTCATTTACCACTCATAGGTTCAGCATTTAAAAAGATTTATTATGATGCATCGTTAGAAAGACCTGTAAGTGAATTTGTACCTATAGATCAATTTTATGTATCTTATTATGCTAAAGACTTACGTACAGCAGATAGATACACTCATGTATTATATAGAAGTCCTTTAGATTTAAGTAGACAAATAGAAGCAGGAATGTATTTAGATATAGACCTTCCTTCTCCTACAAATCCTAATCAAACTTCTATGGCAGAAAAGATGGACAATGTAACAGGTCTGTCTCCAACATCTGACTCTGACCCACAGTATGTATTACTTGAGCAGCATTGTTATTTAGAATTAGAAGATTACCCTACAGCATGTCCTTATATTGTAACAATGGAAGAAGCTTCAGGTAAAGTTCTTTCTATTCGTAGAAACTGGGATGAAAAAGATAAGACAAAACAAAAGAAAATGTTCTTTACCCATTATAAGTTTGTACCGGGATTTGGTTTTTATGGTCTAGGACTAATACATTTCTTAGGTAATTTAACTATGTCAGCAACTGCAGCTATGAGAAGTCTTATTGATGCAGGTCAGTTTGCTAATTTACCGGGAGGATTTAAAGCTAAAGGTGTAAGAGTTGTAGGAGATAACGATCCTATAGCACCGGGAGAGTTTAAAGAAGTTGAAGCTACAGGTATGGACTTAAGTAAGTCAATTATACCTTTACCTTATAAAGAACCATCTCAAACATTAATGGCTATGTTAAGTTTTGTAGCAGGAGCTGGACAAAAGTTTGCTGATACGACTGAACAAGTTATAAGTGAAGGTTCTAATTCAGGACCTGTTGGAACAACTATGGCATTACTAGAAGCATCTAGTAAATTCTTTAGTGCTATACATAAAAGATTACATAAGTCACAAAGAGATGAATTTAAAATTCTTGCTCGTATAGATTCAGAAAGCTTACCTTCTAAATATCCTTATGATATGCCGGGATTATCAGAAAATATATTTAGATTAGATTTTGATAAACGTATTGATGTAATACCTGTTAGTGATCCTAACATTCCTTCATCAGCACATAGACTTATGATGACACAAATGGCTATGCAGTTAGCTCAAACAGCACCTCCGGGTATGTTTAACATGGAAGAACTAAATAGAACTCTTTTATCTGCAGCTAATATACCAAACTTAGATAGA